AATTTGATTGGCTTCTACATTCTGCCGACTCGCCGCCGTCATTTCGATAATGCAATGGCGCGTTTCAAGATGATCACCACGAATGATTCGTTCGCCAAGTTTAAGATTGAGAAGTTTTTCTCGATTTCGAACTACGGCTATGATCAATACTTCCTGATTCCTGGCGGCGATGATCTGTCGGTAGATGATGAAGACTTGGATGATTTGTTGGGTGAAAACAACACTAATGTTAGTGCCCGCAAACTTAAGGGTGCGTTTCTCAAGATGAACAAAAACCGCTTGACCAACCGCATTCTGCTCTCGAAGGTAATTGAGGAAATTGCTTGACATTCCACCAATTGCCGTGTATAATGTATTCTGTTGAGTGATTGATTTATACCCCTTGAAAGGAACTTTGTAATGATTAGCCGTGAACAAAAAGTTGCGTTTCTTACTGAAGCCGCCAACCGTTTCGGTTCTACTGTGACCCGTCAGCAAATTGTGTCCCTTGCCGAAGAAGGCTTTGGTCGCCACTTCTGGCTTGAATCTGATAAGTATCGTGTTGGTCGCGGTACTTATGAACTTCCCCTTTCCGAATTCAGTATTGATTTGAATGTGGCATCTGCCAAAGTGATCGAAATGCCTAAGCAAACTCCTGTTGCAGAAGTGAAGACTACTGCAAAGATTTCTTCCGTTAGCCGTGTTGAAGAAGGTGCGATTATTCCGAAGGTGAATAGTCTATATGTGCCGTTTGGTTTCTTTGACAAGATGAAGGCTATCATTGCAAGCCAGCGGTTCTATCCCACTTTCGTTTCTGGTCTTTCTGGCAACGGCAAGACCTTCATGGTTGAACAAGCCTGTGCCCAAGCAAAGCGCGAGTTTCTCCGCGTGAACATTTCACCTGAGACCGATGAGGATGATCTGATCGGTGGCTTCCGTCTGATTGACGGTGAGACTAAGTGGTTCGATGGTCCTGTCATTCAAGCAATGAAGCGCGGCTCTGTTCTGGTGCTTGATGAAATCGACCGTGGTTCGAACAAACTAATGTGTATGCAAGGTATCCTTGAAGGTAAGGGTGTCCTGATTAAGAAGACTGGCGAATTCGTTGAACCAGTCAAGGGCTTCAATGTAGTCGCTACCGCTAACACCAAGGGTAAGGGTGATGAGACTGGTCGCTACATGGCTGCGACAATTCTTGATGACGCCTTCCTTGAGCGTTTTCCGATTACTGTTGAACAAGAATATCCTGAAGTGAAGGTCGAGATTAAGATTCTCTCCAAGATGTTCGATAGCCTTGGCATTCAAGATAAGGCGTTCGCTGAGAACCTTGTCAAGTGGGCTGATATCATTCGTAAGACTTTCGAAGAAGGTGCGATTGATGAAATCATTTCCACTCGCCGTCTTGTCCACATTGCTGAAGCATACACTATCTTCAACGATAAGATGGATGCGATTCAATTCTGTATCAACCGTTTCGATGCAGAAACCAAGAATTCTTTCCTTGACCTCTACACCAAGATTGATGCTGGCATCGATCCTACTACTACCGCAGAAGTGAAGACGGAAGAGTCTAGCGAAGAAATTCCGTTCTAAAAAGTTAGCACTCTGTTGCAAAGAGGTCACGTTTTGTGACCTCTTTGTGCATATATAAATGTATCCCCTCAATAAATTATGGAGAGATAATGAAATTTGAACTTGACCTAAACCAACTCCGCACAAAGAAATTGTTTATTGCAACACCAATGTATGGTGGGCAATGTCATGGTGCTTATACCAAAGCAATTTCCGATCTAATGATTCTATGTACCAAGTATGGTATTGAAGCAAAACTGTTTTTCATTTTCAATGAATCACTAGTGCAACGTGCGCGAAATTATCTAGCAGATGAATTCATGCGAAGTGATTTTGACTACATGATGTTTATTGATAGCGATATTCATTTTGAAGCACAAGATATTCTTGTGATGATGCATTTCGCAGTAAACAATGATAACATGGATGTTATCTGTGGTCCATATCCTAAGAAGGCAATCTCTTGGGAAAAGATTAGACTTGCTGTTAACAAGGGTTACGCAGACAAGAATCCAAATCAACTTGAAGAATTCGTTGGCGATTATGTTTTCAATCCAGCAGAAGGTATCACACAATTCAGAATTGATGAACCTGTTGAAGTGAAAGAAGGTGGTACAGGATTCATGCTGATCAAGCGAACCACGTTTAATAAGTTTGATGAAACATATCCTGGACAACGTTATCGTCCTGATCACGTTCGCACCACACACTTTGATGGCTCTCGCGAAATCACCGCTTACTTTGATTGCCCTATCGATCCAGATTCTAAGCGTTATCTATCTGAAGACTACATGTTCTGCCAGTGGTCGCGCAAAGCAGGACTTAAGGTTTGGTTGCTTCCTTGGATTCGTCTGAAACACGCAGGTGCATATATCTTTGGTGGCTCTCTCCAAGCACTTGCTGCCATTGGTGCAAATCCAACCGCAGGACAAGATATTGTAAAGCATGATGTTAAGGATTCTCTGAATCCAACTATCACAGCAAAATCTACCGAAGTGAAAAAGTTAAAGAAAAAGTAAGGAGAAAAAGTGATTGAGTATCGTTATGATGAAGGCAAACTACTTGCCGAATTGAAAAACTATATTGATTCTACTTACGGACAGCATTACTCTCAGAATCGTTTCCAAGCAACAGAATTTATCATCGATGGTGGACATGGTGAAGGTTTCTGTATTGGAAACATTCTGAAGTATGCACAGAGGTATGGTAAGAAAGAAGGTAAGAATCGCAAGGACTTGCTAAAAGTCTTGCATTATGCTATGATTATGTTATATGTTCATGACTTGAATGAGGTGAAAGATGAAACTAAGTGAAAATACAGTCGGTGTTCTGAAGAACTTTGCTACAATTAATTCTGGTATTCAGATTAAGGCAGGGACTACAATTCGAACAATCTCTAAGCAACAAAACGTTCTAGCAAAGGCGACCGTGCCTGATAACTTTGATTCAGAATTTGTCATCTATGACTTGAATCGTTTTCTTGCATTGATTACATCATTGGATACACCAGAGATTTCTATAAATACAGAGAAGAAAAATTTGACGGTGAAATCCGGTTCGTCAAAAACCACATACGGTCTTTCAGACGAATCTATGATTGTCGCGCCTCCCAACAAAGAACTTAAGTTGGAAAACGCCGAAGTGAATTTCAAACTGACGAAGGACAACTTCAATCAAGTTTTGAAACTCTCAGGCATTTTGGGACTACCCAACATTGCAGTAGTTGGCGATGGTAAGAACATTTCAATCTCCACATTAGATGTGAAGAATGATGAATCGGATTCTTTTTCTATTAAGGTCGGTGAGACTGAAGCAAACTTCAAGATGATTTTTGCAACAGAAAATCTCAAGATGGTGCCAGGCAACTATGACGTTTCGATTTCATCGAAAGGCTTCGCGCACTTCAAAAACGACAAAGACCCAATTGAATATTGGGTTGCACTTGAATCTGGCTCTAAGTATGAGGGTTAATCGTTATGAGTAATGTGATCATTCCATCTTCTCCAGAAGATCGTAAGAAGATTCGTCAAGCGTTGGATGAAATCAGCGCATCACTAACTCGCATTGAAGCAGAGCGTGATCTAATCAAAGAGATTCTGCAAAATGTTGAAGACAACTTTGAAATGCCTAAGAAGTATACTCGCAAGGTAGCAAAGATTTATCACAAGCAAAACTTTGCACAAGTGAAGACTGAGCAAGAAGACCTTGAGACTATCTATGAAACTGTGACTGGATCACAGCCGTAGTAGTATTGTTGCATTCTAACATGCAATGTGTTAGAATATATTTTTATGTTATGATAAGGTGAACACATGCTACAAGATTTTTTGTGGGTCGAAAAATATCGCCCGAAGAAAGTTGAAGACACTATTCTTCCGGCAGACCTGAAAGCAACATTTCAGGAATTTGTAAATAATAAGAATGTACCCAATCTTATTCTCGCAGGTGGTCCTGGCGTAGGCAAGACCACAATTGCAAAAGCAATGCTTGAAGAACTTGAATGTT